AGAATTTTACCGAAGACAGAAGGCAAAGATGATGACATTGATTATAATTACGCCCGTGAAAATTACTACAATTTAATCGAAAGAAATCAAGACGCAGTAGAGGAAATGTTGGAGATTGCAAAACAATCTGAACATCCTCGTGCTTTTGAAGTTGTCGGTCAGTTAATCAAATCTGGATTAGATGCAAATAAAGAATTAATGGCACTACATAAAACTAAAAAAGAACTAAGTGTAGAAAAGGGTACACAAACTCTTGTCAACAATGCAGTTTTTGTTGGTTCAACAGCAGAATTACAAAAACTCTTAAAGGTTAAACGTGCCGAGTGAAACATATCTAGGAAATCCTAATCTCAAAAATGTTGGACAAAAAATAGAGTGGACAGAAGAGTCTCTTGCAGAATATATGAAATGTAAAGAGAGTCCTGAATACTTTATAGAGAATTTTGTCCAAATTATTCATGTAGATAGAGGTCTTGTACCATTTGATATGTATGATTATCAAAAAGATATGATTCATAAATTTACTGATAATCGTTTTGTGATTTGTAAAATGCCTAGACAAACGGGCAAGTCAACCACTATCATCGCATTTCTTCTTCATTATATTTTGTTCAATGAGAGTGTTAACGTTGCTGTTCTAGCCAACAAAGGAGCAGTGGCTAGAGAACTTCTTTCTAGATTACAACTCGCATACGAACATTTGCCCAAATGGTTACAGCAAGGAGCGGTTGTATGGAACAAAGGAAACATTGAAGTAGAGAATGGATCTAAGGTTATTGCTGCGGCAACTTCCAGTTCTGCTGTTCGTGGTAGTTCATTTAATATTATTTTTCTTGATGAGTTCGCACACGTACCACAAAACATTGCCGAACAATTCTTTACTTCCGTTTATCCTACTATTTCTGCTGGTGAATTTACTAAAGTACTTATTGTTTCAACTCCACTCGGACTGAATATGTTTTATAAAATGTGGATAGAAGCAGAAGAAGGTAGAAATGACTATGTACCAATTGAAGTACATTGGTCAGAAATGCCAGGTAGAGATGCAAAATGGAAAGAAGAAACAATACGTAATACTTCTGAAGTACAGTTCACACAAGAATTTGAATGTGAGTTTGTTGGGTCAACATATACACTAATTTCTCCATCAAAACTTAGATCGATGGTTTTTAAGGATCCAATACATTCGAATAACAATCTAGATGTTTATGAAGAACCAATAAAAAATCATACATATGCATTGGTAGTTGATACTGCTCAAGGAAAAGGTGTAGATTATTCAGCCATTACAATATTTGATGTATCTAAAATGCCGTACAAACAAGTAGCAAAATTTAGGGATAATACGATTTCACCCTTATTATATCCGAATGTAATTTATAATGTAGGAAATAAATATAATCAAGCATACGTTTTGATTGAGGTGAACGATATTGGAAGCCAAGTAGCTGATACACTTCATTATGATTTAGAGTATGAAAATATTATGATTGTTACAATGAGAGGTAGAGCGGGACAACAAATAGGTGGAGGATTTGCTAAAAATGTTCAGTTAGGAATAAGAACGAGTAAACAAATTAAGAGAATAGGATGTGCAGCATTAAAAGATTTGATAGAACAAGATCAATTAATCATACCAGATTTTGATACAATTAGAGAACTCACAACTTTTGCCTTACGCAATAATACATATCAAGCCGAAGAGGGTGCACATGATGACCTGGCAATGACGCTGGTTATATTTGGATGGTTAGTTCAACAGAGATATTTTAAAGAGTTGACAAATATGGATATTAGAAAAAAAATGTGGGAAGAACAAATGGAAACCTTAGAACAAGATATGTTGCCATTTGGAATTATAGATGATGGTATGGCACAAGAAACGATTATAGATACTGAAGGTCAAAAATGGGATGTAATAGATGATAATTCAAGGCGATTATACTACTAAATAAATAGATAAATATAAGAAACTATAACAAGATTTTAATTAGGGAGTAATTTATGTTAGTAAAACATCAGAGATTTGACGGTGGTGAGTCCGCGCCCGAAGGTGGTAGTGGCTTTCCCGGCATTGGTGAAAGAGGTCTCATTGGCGGAGGAAGTATATGGGCTGGAGCTGGTTCAAATATTAATGAGATAGATTATATAACTATAGCAACCCTTGGTGATGCTTCAGATTTCGGTAATCTAATTCAACCACGGGAACAGCATGCTTCTTGTGCAGGTGGCGGAAGAGGTGTATTTATAGCTGGATTTGAGCAGTCGGGTTCACCTTCTAATGTTATACGAATAGATTATGTAACTATAGCAACTACTGGTGATGCATCTGATTTTGGCGATGTTTTAGGTACATCTTGGGGAATCACCGCCTGTTCAGACGGAACACGAGGAGTACATGGTGAGGGACAAGCTGGATCCGCATGGCCGACTACAGAATTACATTATATAACTTTAGCAACTGCAAGTAATTCAACTTCTTTTGGTGTAAGTTTACCGCTCGTTGCTACGGGAAGTAACTCAGGGTATTCTGGTCCCAATTGTCCGAATTTTGTCCAGCAGCCCGACAATTCGCCCGAGAAAATGTCTGCTATGGCTGATGCGACAAGAGGTGTATTTGGAAAAGGCACAGCGACAAGTTATGATTTTGGAGGAATGGCGATAGATTATGTAACTATAGCAACAACTGGAACTGCTACTTTTTTTGGTTTAAATGTTCAGAGATGTCACAATGGAGCACAAAACCCGGGCGGAAGTTCGTACTACAATTACGGTCCTTATGGATCTGGCTACTTAGGTACAGGTACTTCTGATGGATCACGAGGAATTTTCGCTGGCGGCTATGGATATGCCAATATGGGTGGTTACAACTTTTGTGGGCTAACTGGCGGTCAAAATTTTATTGAATATTTAACTATAGCAACAACTGGAAATGCAGCCGATTTTGGAGATTTAACCATAGGAAGGATGGGCCTTGCAGGATTTAACAATGCTACTAGAAGTGTTTTCTCCGGTGGAACAACGGATGGTTGGGCAGGGGGAAGGCAAAACAGAATAGATTATATTACTACACAAACAACAGGCGACGCAACTGATTTTGGTGATTTAGTACAATCGAAGTGGGCTGTGGCAGGATGTTCAGGAGACTAGTGAAAAATTATGAATGAAATAATGTTATTGAAAGATTTAGAAATAGAAAATGTAAATACTGCATTGGTAAAAAAAGTTTCAGAAATGTTACCAATACTTGCAGAACAAGCGAGAAACTTTGATAGGCATAATAGTCAAACAACCTTGACAATGATGTCCTTGACAATGCTAAATGGTCAATCTCCTTTTAGGATGTTGAGACAAATTTTGGCAGAAGTTGAAAAACGAAAAGCGGCATTATATGGCGCCCAAGAATCATGTGCAAAAACCGAAGAAGACATTGAAAAATTAAATGCAAAAACAGAAAAGTCAAAGTTAAACATTGCGCACCTGATTCAAATGAATCAGGCTCTTTTACAAACTAAAAATGTCGCAAATGGAACTATGAAAGATATTGCAATTCTTTCAGATGCATATGAGGCAATAAAAGAAAAAAATAATATTGGTGAATGGGATGAAGCTTCATTTGAAAAAGAAGAACAGGCACATCATGTCCGTAGAGGATTTGAAATGTTATATCGTAATATAATTCAATTTGGTAGAGGTTCAGAAGCTACATTAGAATATATGCAACAATATGGCATTCATGTTCAACTTGCATCATCGGAATGTCGGGAATATATAGCAAACGTACAGGAAATGATAGACAAAGGAGAAGAGTTCACTTCATTACATTTAGAAGATTTTTTAGATGAAATGAGAGACAAATACAAATATTGTGCTGAAAAAGTAAGTGAAAGAATATTTAATAAAACATCAATGACAAATCAAGACTATATGAGAACTAATTTAAAAGGAAAACTATGATTGTAGAATACGAATTAAATGCAGACGGAACTACACCTTCTGTTATTAAGGATGGTGGTTTCTATCCTGTAGGGAATACTTTAATTGGTATAGTAAAGCCGGAAGATAGCTCTTCTTTCACAGTTTTAGATAAAGAAATGTTGATAGCTAGGTTAACGGGAATGGACCTTGTCAAAAGCTACGAAGTGAAGACAGAAAAGAGTGAAGCAGGTATTGGCAAAAGACCGAGACCTAATGTTGAGGATAGGCTATTGAATCGTTTTCCTTTGACTGCTTCTGAAATTGAATCGAAAGTTGATTCAGAGATAAGGCGAGATATTCGAGTTTTGTCTGTGCAAGAGCGACACCAGTATCGTTAAAAAAATAGAAAATATTATGTCAAGTGAAAAAATTTATTTCTTTTTAGCCGGATTACCTAGATCAGGTATAACTTTATTAGGTTCTATATTAAATCAAAATCCTGATATTTATGTTGGACCCACATCTCCTGTCCTTGAATTTATGGTAAGATTTGATAAAATGTTTCATCAAAGCTACTTATATAATGGTTTCATCAAAGAAAATTTCAGACAAAAATTAGTTACTGGTGTTTGCCATGAATGGTATTCTGATATAGACAGCCCTATTATTATAGATAAAAATAGAGGTTGGCCATCACTGCTGGAGGCAGCAAGGATGATTGCAGAAAATGTAAAAATTATTTGTCCTGTTCGTTCTATTCCGGATATTCTATCATCATTTATTATTTTAAATAGAAAATCTTCTGAAAATGAAAATTATCCCAAAGATGAAGCAAATTGGACTACTATAGATAAACAACTGAAATCTAGCGGAAAAAGATGGACCGATAATAATCGTTGCCATGCATTGATGGCCGGAACTGCAGCCTCGCAAGAGGGTTGGGTACCTTGGACAGGGGGGAAAGGGACAATTGGAGATCCATTAAATGGTATGGCTAAGCTTTTTGTCGAACAACAGCAAACCTTTCAAAACATTGTTCATCTTGTAGAATATGAAGACTTAATTAGTGATACTAAAAATATTATGTATAAAATTTATGAATTTTTACAAATTCCTAATTATGAACACGTTTATGATAATATAATTGAGGGTCCTCGTGAGGACGATACCATATATGGTATGCCAACATTACACGAAATTAGATCAACTATATCAAAAAGTGAAAATAATCCATTGGAAATTTTAAGTACAAAGATTATAAAAAAATATAGTGGTTTAGAATTTTGGCGGCGAACAGATATTCCAAGCTTCAGGCAAGATTATGATGAGAGTGATTTACCTGAATAAACAAATGGATCCATATCCGCAAAATTAACTTCCGCAGGTGGATTGTTTATTTCCGTTATTAAATCTTCAATTTTATTAGATAGATCAGGTCTTTCTTTTTTTAATCTGTTTAAAAAACTAATAGAACCTGTAATTAATTGTTCGGGACGGATAGATAATCTTTTTCCTATCTTTCTTTTATTTGACAGTTCAAGATGTTTTGGATTTACACAAGACGGATTGAAGCAATTTTGTGTTATTACTTCATGGCTCGCTACTTGTCCATTAAACATCATAAAGGCATATCTACTTGCCGGTATGGTTTTTCCTAGAACAGAAAACATACCATGTCCTGTTCTATTTTTAGAAGCAAGCCAAATATGACATTTTGTATTTGTTTCAGAACGATCAACTTTTTTAAGAAATCGTTCTTGTATATTTTTATGATTTATTAATTTATCTTTTGACATTGGACTTTCTGTATATTTATGATAACACTTAATATTTATGATTTTAGAGAACTGTAAAATAATAAATAGATTCAATATGGCTAATAAAACCATAAA